TGGACTTTGAATCCACCACCCCAAGTTCAAGTCTTGGTGGGAGCTTGTTGTTCCTCTCTTAGCTCAGTTGGTAGAGCAATGGACTGTAGTTCCATTTGTCACCTGTTCGATTCAGGTAGAGAGGACCTTTTTTCTCCCATAGCTCAGTTGGTAGAGCGTGCGACTGTTAATCGCAAGGTCATCGGTTCAAACCCGGTTGGGAGAGTTAGTTGTTTTTAGATGGTGTTTTCCACCACGTAAAAATTCTCAGCATATCGCACTCATAGCTCAGTGGTAGAGCGCAAGCTTAGTAAGCTTGAGGTCAGGGGTTCGAAACCCTTTGAGTGCATATATTATTTTTACTATTTGACATACTCCAGATAGTAAAAATAACTTAAAACTAATAACGTAATTATTTATAAATGTTAAGTGTGGTAATCCGACCATTCATTTCAATTAAACGGCATTTTGGTGGACGGAGAAAAGCCATGACCGTAGATTCCCCACCCCCACCAGTGGATTCAATAAATGAAATGAGTTTTGGTCCTTACAGTTGGAAAGCTATCGTAGAATCTCGAGACAAAAATGGGGAAGTTGATAGAACCTTCATAGGATACAGTCAAAATATGACTATCGTTACGAAGACACAGGTTGCGTGTGATAGATATAAGTTACCCGGAATGGTATGTGGAGAAGCTACACTCATCATGAAAGGTGGTGAATGTGATGAAGTTGTGTTTATGAAGTCAAAAAATGGTAAACTTCTAAATCTTACTAATCCTTTCCAATAAATATTATTTTCCGTACAACCATGTATTCATGGTGTAACGATATGTATCATCCTTTAGTGGGTTTGTAAAATGGGGATGTGTCCAATATGGGGGGAATGCTAACATCTGCCCCCTCTTCAATTTAATCATGAAATTTTGTTCCGGAAAGCTAAATTCACCACCCCGATAATCACTGTTAAGTGCAATCACAATAGATATAGTTCTGAGTTCTGATGCCTTCACTTGTAAGATATTCTGATTCCCAACCATCCCATCTTTATGTTGTCTAGTTGCACCTGTTATTTTTCGTAAGTTGTAACCACAATCACCTGTAATCGTTAGATCACATTTAGTTAATTCCAAGATCTTTTCATGTATGATGTCATATAAGATTTTGTCATACTTTTTACCTTCCTTTACACCTGTAACCATAATACCTTTACATTGAACATTTGAACCATGCCCCCATTTTTCTTCTATAGTAGCCTCCTCGTCGATTATTTTAATAAGTTCGTCACAAAGAGTTTCCGAAAATACATTATCAAAAATAAATATTTGATTTTTTGGTATCTCCATTTATTATATATTACGATATTTCTTAAAGTATTTTAATCCATCCATTAATGCTTATATCACTCTCTTCACACCACGGATAAATCTCTTTTCCCACAAAGTTTAGAGCGTGTATACCTGCGTCAATACATTCATTACACGTACCCACACTATCATCAATTATACAACCAATTCCTAGAGCACGACACACGTCAACCTTTTTGATTTCATTTTCTGTGAAACTATTTGTAAGAATGACATCATCAAATACACCTGGGTAAAAATGTTCAATCCAAAGTTCTGTAGGTTCTCTAATAACTTCCTGTCGTCCTGTCACTATGTACATCTTGTCAAACACCACGTTTAGATTTTTCATAGCGTTTTGTGAACCTTCAATTGGTTTCATATCCTGAAATGCGTCAGAAAAATAAAAATCGTGTAGTATTTTTTGTGATTCTTCTTCCGTACAATTGAAAACTTCTCTGTACAGATAATTATATTTTCGTTGTTTTGGCAACTTTATACCCTTCCATTTAGCCATGGGTTTGAGTAAGTGAACAAGAACTTCGTCAACATCTATGGCAATCTTAATATTCATTTATATATATTACTATTATTCATAATCTCTAATTACTACACCAACAGGAAAACGGGGTATACCCAATGCTGTCAAGTTCTGGTATCGAACTGTAAGTTGTTTACCGATATATTTTTGTTTCTCTTTGAGAAATTGTTTTCGTACTTCAAGAGGTCCTTCGGGTCTTACTGAAAACTGTTGATCTCCTACTTTACAAACCCAAATGGCAGCACCCTTTTCACGGCCTGTACCTTCGTTAACATCTATAATCTTAAACTCGTCGGTTTCAAATGCCTTATATTTAAGGAGAAAATTGCTTCGTTTCCCAACTTCGTATATACTAGATGTTTCACGAATCATTATTCCTTCATACCCCTGTCCAGTGAACATATCATGGAAACTCTGTACCTGTGATTTACTCTTGACCAGAAATGTATCCACGGTTATGTGCTTCATTCGTTCATTGAATGGGAGGTCTGGTCGATTTGTATCAAAATAATCAAATACATGAAACTCTAGGTCCTGTGGGTTCATCTTGAATATACTTGTGATTTCCTCGAATGTCTTATTAGGTGCGTAACATTCCCCGTCAAGATATTCACCATCTTTGAGATACCGGGCGAGGTGTTCCACACCTTTTACAGGTTTACCAGTCCTTGAAAAACAACCGTTGTTAGATACTATGAGTCGAACACCGTCCAATTTGGGTTGAACATAAAAAGGTTCGGAGATATGTTTTTTTCTATCTTCCCACTTATTTGCCAACATTGGGAGAACTTGAGTACACTTTATATGTTCATTATTCCACATTGTTTGGGCACGTACACACGCTTTCTCATACCCAGTTTTAACATTTATTCGTGACACAGAAACCTTGTCTGTCCCAATAACACCTGTAGATTTCACAATATCAGCAGTTCCATCATCCAAATCTTCTACATGAATATCTGTGAATCTCTCACGCCCATTCTTATCCTTCTTTATAAGTCGTTCCATTATAGTCATATTTATTTTCTTCACTTTAAATAGATGTCTTCTTTACCAGTTGTGAATTATGGTAGAATGGAGCGACTTAGGGTATCAGAACCCGGTAAGGTTCCTGTAAATTTGAACACACTTTGTATTTTATTAATAATTCTATGTATACTATTTCTATATCGTCGTTGTGCTATAATTACTCAAGACCGTGAACGATTCCATACTTGAGACAATCCTTGGGGGAGAGATATATATCCTTTTTCATAAGCTTCTTGAGCATTTTATCAGGAATCTGTGTCTTTTCTAGATACATCTTCTTCAGCATCCTCATAAACTTATCTGTTGATTTCAGCTCATGTTTAAGTTCTTGAAAATTACCCCACATTTCTGTACTAATTTGATGAATGAGAACGTATGCGTTCTTCCCCATACGTCTTTCACTACCACCAAGTAGCATGAATGTAGCTGCACTACAACAAGAACCTTGAGCGATGGTAACAATCTTTACACGGGATGATTCGAGAGTGTTCATCATTGTCATACCGGCAAATATGCAACCACCTTCACTCATGATATGAACCCTAATTAGAGGTTCGTACCCAAAGAGTTCAGCTTTCTTTTTAAGAAGTTCGATCTCCAACTTCTTAAATTTTTCAACGAATTCAAGAGCATTTTCGCGATCAACGTCGGCATAGAAGAGAATTTCATTTCCGATAACCTTGACACAATCTACCACTTCAACTTCTTCCTCCTTCGTAGACATTCTTGAGTGCCTTCTTTACTTTTGTTACGTCTCTCTGTTTTAACTTATTTCCGAGGCACAAATGATTAATGACGTCGAAATCTTGGGGTGTGATTTTATAAGAAATGAGGTTACTTAGTTGACCCTTTTCCGCATATTTTTGTAAAAGGCAAAGTTCCTCTAAACCCACTGTATTTCGATTTTTTGATTTGATATCTCGAACTTTTTGGTCCCTCATTTTATAGTTACCGTATTTAGTCCAACAACTCCCGGGTCTAATATTTTCTCGAATTAGCGGTTGTCCTAAGCAGGTTTTCGGTATAGAGAGTGCATTGATTATGAAATATGGCATAACCCCCCATTCACCAGTTTTATACATATACGTATCGTATATGTCTGCCATAGAAAAACTTGAAGAAGCTCTTACTATATCAACTCCTTTAGAATCAAGATAGTTTTCCTGAAAAATATCCCAAAGATGACCATGTTCATGTATATTATCTGGTATAGTTTCAGATGTTGGGTTTGTTAACACATCCCTAATAAATTCTTTAGGTGCTTTAAAAACGTCTTTTATATCGGAACCTTCTAAATATGAAAAAAAATCACGTATATTACCATTACACCTAACAGCGGCGTTTTCAGCGTTGGATGTTCGGTCATCTGTGAGTAACAAGAGTTTCTCGGGTTTATGTTTTGGTATAAAAATCGTTTCAAAGTTTGTGAACATGCACATATTTGTACATGTTATCACAAGAGAACCACGTGTCAATCGATCGCCATCAGAAACATTTTCCACAATCCTTTTAAAATCTGAATCATAGTCTTCAATAAACGCGTGTTTTGCAGCTGGTTTTATGAAGTCGAGGAAGTTTGATTTACCCTTTAAATGATCTTTTTCGATTTCTATACTATTATATTCATTTAATACCGAATTTAGTATATACGTTTTACCAACACCTGAAGCACCACATATGAATACATTCTTTCTTTCTTTTATGAGTCGCTTCAATATTTCTATCTGTTGCATATGGATTGTGGTAACATACTCTTCTTTTTTTTGTTTGACTATTTTAATGAAAGAATCCATTGATGACCTTACTAATCAAGCCATAGATTTAGTGCTTGAAAATGACGCACTACATAAACGTATCGTAGAACCTTTAAAAAGGAAAATTCTACCATATGCGATATGTGTTGCTTTAACTAACCTTTCTATGATTATCCTTCTTATTTACCTAGCTCGACGTCTTGCTCGTCTCCAGACTGTGATTTAAGTTCTTCCTCTTCCTCTTCATCCTCAAATACATCAACACCGTCGCTCGCTTTTTCAACAGCTTCTTCATATTCCTCCTTTGCTTCCATCAGGTCACCGATTTTACGAAAAGGTCCACCTTGTGTTAACGCCTTTATTGGATTTATATGTTTTACATTAGTTGTATCCATTTTCAGTTTAGGTATTGGAACTACATTTAATATTTCTGGCTTTGTAAACTTACCATTTATTGGGTACTTCTTTTCAAAACTCTTCAGGATGTCAGTCGGGATAGAAGGTGATTGTTCAATCAATCTATCATATTCAGATTTGCATACATTGACAAAGTCTAGACCATCCGAACTACGTTCTTTTCTTGGAAGGGCTAAAGATAATCTAATGTTCCGTGATAATAAACCATACGCTAATGCAGCAGTCTTATGATTTTCCATTAATTCGTTTATTTTTAGAAATTGCATAACAGTTGCAATTATACCCGCTATTAGATTAAGACCACCGATGATAGATGGAACTGCACCCCTTATTGATTCTGGGAATTGATCCTGGGCAAAGTTCGCTGTACCGGTAAGAGTTGAAAGAACAATAACAGGTAGAGTAAAACGCATAGATAAAACCTTATACATTAAATACGACTGGTGGTTCATATATCTATAGCATGCAGAAGCTTCACCCCATTGACGTAAGACACCTTCGTGATGATCGTTCCAACTTTTTTCGCGCATCTCCAATTCTTTTAGTTTTAACGAGGAAGTCGTAATACCTCCATAATTTTCTTCACTCATATTATAATAAATGAACATTATATTCTGGATTCATTTAATATTTTTGATTGCAATTATCATTGTACCTTTTACCAATAATAGACGTAACCTGGAATTTTATTCAATTCTCATACCATTTTTGTTTTACCACTGGTCTGTAAATGATGATACATGTGCTTTAACACAGGCTGAAATGTATGTGACGGGTCAACAGAAGGAAGAAACATTTATGCATCGAGTCGTAAGTCCCGTCTATAAAATGGAAGATAACGAGATAAATAACTTTACAAAAACAGTATTTTTCCTTTTATGGACAATTGTACAGTATCGTCTTGGGCGTTTTGACGTCTTTATAAATGACTTCAAAGATCTCGCATCCGGTAAAGTTCCAAAATGATATAAAGATTTACGAGCAATATCAATAAGAAAACTATGGTTAGTTCTAACATTCGTTGTACACAGTTTGAACACGCTATTGCGTGTATGGAGGCAAAGAAGAGAGGTATAGCGACGAACTATATACAAACCACGGATCTCCTTGAGAGGGGGATTGAAGATATTGAGAGTCGTATTGGGGGTATCAAGTCAAGAGTTAAGAAGGATCTTCTTCGACAACAATGTAAACATCTCGGAGATCTGTCTATTAGACTCGACGAAGAGTATGAAACAAATATTGATGAATGTGATAAGATCATAGAGAAGCATGAGATCAGTATCGGGGAGTTGAGGGAGACAATCAAAGTGGAAAATTCCTCATTGGATTTCAATATTGATTGTCTCCGGAAGTATAAGGAGAATCCTGGTACCTACAATATGTCCCAAGTTCTGGAAAATATTGTTAACGCACTAGAAATTATTAAGGACAATAAGAAGAATAAAAAGTCTACTTCTTTCGCATGAGTTCATGAACACGTTTCATAAACTCCTTATTACGACGCACAGTAGGATCCGCTTTGATAATTCGGAGTAAAGCAGCTGATGGTATCTTTGGACTGTTACCTGTAGGTTTGGGGGTGGACTTTAATTTTTTACGCGCACTCTGTATCTGTTTCACGGTTGGCATTATACTTTAGGTGAATATTTAAATCGGTCAAAGAAGTGAGTAGTCACTTTGAAATTATGGTACAGGAGCATACATACAGCGTCAGCTATATCATGCTTTCTCTCATATGGAATATCAATACCCGTATATTTGTCACATAGTCTAACCGTTCTCTCCTTTCGTTCGTCGTAGTTTAGGTGTCTCATACCAAAATGTACATGCATACTCACAGGTGAAACTAGTATAACTTTATCTTTGAACATGTAATTTAAAAGTACCTCAATATTTGTAAAACCAATGGGCGGTTGTCTCTCTATTAGGA